ATTGTGCACAGTTGCTTTAAAATCTTCCCTGCGTTTTAAAATAAAAAGAACCTTTGCCATAAAATATCCTTGTTTGAACCAAGTCTATTTAAGGTTATCCAAAGCAAAGGTTTTTCAAATAGATAAAATATTTTTATGTTATTTTTTTGCGGCATTAAGACAAAGGTATTGCCAAACAAATGTTGCAGCAGCAAGTGATGTGATTTGTGAATGATCATATGCTGGATTTACTTCTACACAATCCATCCCAATCCAATTGATACTCTGCATCTCAGACTCGTCGAGCAGTTCGCTCAGCCATAGACTAGATAATCCGCCAATTTCCGGGGTACCAGTTCCAGGCGCATATGCAGGATCTAAACAATCAATGTCTAAAGTGAGATATGTTGGAAGATCACCAACTTTTGTTTTGATAATAGATGCCATTGCAGCAGTATCGTATTTCATAGCTTGTCTAGCAGATATTGTAGTACCACCGCGTTTTTGTAAAAGTTCGCGCGAGTCCTTATCTGCAGGACTACGTATTCCAATACTAATAGTATTGTCTACACTGATAAAATTATCTTCTATGGCATAGTATAACCAGGTTCCGTGACCGTGTAACTGACTGAAATGCATAGACCACGTATCACAATGTGCATCAAAATGAACAACGGCTACCTTTCCGTGTTGAACACAAATCATGCGTAAAATAGCATCTGTTATGCTATGATCACCACCTAAAGTAACCATATGTTTATTGTTACGTAGAAAACTATAATAATGTTCTTCTATGGTTTTAAGCGCAGAGTCTGTATTGCCGCTGGGTATAGCAATATCGCCTGCGTCTCCTACATAGCTGCTTAAATCAACTGGATACTTTTCATGTACCCCGTCGGTTAGCATCATACTAGCATCTCTGATGGCATTTGGCCCCATTCTAGTACCACTACGAAAGGTTGTAGCACAATCCACAGGAGCACCTAATATTACAAATTCTTGGCCGTTATAGGGTGGAACTCCGCAAAAATTGCGTGTGGTACCATATTGAAATGGCATATGCATCATAAAATAAGACCGCTTGACGGAATGGCTATACCCGATGTTTGAGAAATGTAGTTTTTTGTGGCATCGGCGTTTGCTTTTACCATGCATACCACATGGTTCTGGGCTATCGGAAATTTAACTGACGAGTTGGCACTCATTATCCAAAAAGGAGCCATTTGGACACCTGGCTGGCCGGTACGCGGATCTTGACTAAGAATCATTAACATCGGCTTGGTAACAACAGTCATAGACCCTTGCTGTTCAGTGTATTTTGCAATAATCTCGTCGCCATTACTTAGCTTTATACTAACAATATCACCAAGATTAGGTGAGTTTTCAATTAACATTATAATTATCCTTATGCTACAATTCTTATTGTAGCATAAGGATGCAAATATATCAAGATTTATATTATCTAGGTATATTAAAATTACTACTTTTTGAACCAAAATTAGTTAAAATGTTATAATTATCAAGTTCTGCAGGAACAGACCATCCACGTCTAATGGCAAATATTACTTCTGTTGACCAGTATGTCGCGCTTACTGTGTCTCCCTGATTACCTCCTAGAACAATATGTCTTCCATCTGGTGCTATGCCCCATAGAAATGTAGCATGTGATTTATTTTGACCTGCTCCCGGATATTGCGGAATTACCATAACATCCCCTTGTCTCCATGATTTTTTATCATTTGGATCTATCGCCTGTTGATAATTCATATATGCACTGCCTAGAGGATTTACTTTATCACCGGATTTATACGGAAGCCCTGCCAATTTTAGCATATATGCCTGAAACGTTGCACACCATGCAGTATGGTTATCAGAAGTTCTAACAACGGTTGGGCTTTGACCTGTTGATGCTAACATAGCTTTTATATTTGGCGCATTTGGATCACTAGGCCATCCTCCATGAAACATGCCTTCAGATGCACATCGTTTAAGATTGCCTATCAGCGTTGTATATCCTCCTTGTCCAGCCGCAGCAGGGTCCGAAACCCACCCGGTTGTTGCAAGGGATTGCGGTCCGACAAGTTGTCCAGGAGCAGCAGTTGGATCTGGTGCCTGTCCAACACTGGTGGTTATCACTGTGCCATCCGGAAGGGTAGCAGTCTGTGGCGCAGCAGTTTGGGATATCAGTGCCATCTGCTCTGAAGTCATCACATACGGAGGATCTGGCACATTTGGTATGGTTGTTATTGGGCTGAGTTGAGGAACCGCCGGTTGCCAAAGTGCAACCGGCACTTGGTTCACAAATACACTTGGGCTGTACCAAACATCTTGACCAACAAAACTGGGAGGATTTAAGGGCATTATAGGTTCTCCCTTGTATTTAGTTAGTTATTTTTTGCTAGGAATTCAACTAAATCAGTATACCCGCCTATGTGTTGTTCATCTAACCAAATCTGAGGAACAGTTTTAGCGGTAGGAAGTTTTTGAAGCAAATCATCACGTGTTATATAACTCTGATTTTTATAACCTTTTTCACCAAATCCTGGACTTATTAGATATTCATGATACTCAATCCCTTTATCATTCAATAGCTCTTTGGCTTTAGTGCAATAGGGGCAATTCAGTTTTGTATAAATTTCTGCTTTCATATTTTACCTTAACTATTTTGATGTTGTTTATATATTAATTTACCTTCTGAGGTTTGGTCAATCCATACACTTGAGTCAGGTGGAGTAACGCCTGCATATTGATAATGCCATGCCCATCGTGAATAATAATTAACTGTTGGGACACTAACATGTGCTATACTTGTTGTGTTACCTTTAATTGCAGTCCAGAAAATTCTATCACTCCACAATTTCAAATGTTCAGGCACAATCCAGTTGTGTAATAAATGCATTACATTTTTGGTTAAAAATAAACAGTTGGTGTCGCAAAATGTGTCGCCGTTACTTTCAACGGTGTCTACGTAGAGTAGTTTTCCATTGAGGTCACGAATATTTCTAGTAGCAGTTAAAACATCTCTATTGCCTAAATTATTAACCATTATCTCAATATGATTATCTTCATATGTGTTATCAGCGTCTAAAAATGCAATACAATCATAGTGTCTACTGAAGGCTGATAGTGCTCCAATGGCTCTAGGAGTTGCTCCTGCATCATTGTGACAATATGGTAAAATCAAATGTTCGCATGTTTGTAACTTTTCAACCATCGGGTGTGGGTCACCGTCGGCTACCATTATGTGTGTGATTTGCTCATATGTTTGATTTAGAACAGACTGATGACAACGAGATAAAATTTCAGCTTTTTCTTTGTAATAAGGTGTGATAACTGCTATTTTCATCAGATCTGTGGTAGCTCAGAATAATCTATTACCTCCGACATAATTCCTATTACATAGTTAGTGCTTTCGGTTTCCTGGAGAGCTGATTGCTTGTTGCTGGTGTTGCTGTGCTTATTGAACCAAGGTATTGGTGTGGTCTTTGGAGCAGGCAATGTGTACTTTATACCGATTTCCTTTAGTGCAGCAGCAGCAGTAAAATCCATAAAGTCCTTGAGTATTTGAGAATTAAGTCCGATTACAGGACCAAATTTGAACAAATAATCTGCCCAGTCTTTTTCTTCTTGTATAACATCCATGTAGATTTGATAAACTTCGGCTGTGCATTCTTGTTTGATTTCTGCAAAACGCGAGTCATCTTTTGCACACTGATTGATGAGGTATGCAGTCCAGTCTCTATGCAACAGCTCGTCTTGCAAAATAAGACTGATGATGTTACCGTTGCCAATGAAAATTTTGTTCTCTACCATTGCAAGACTGGTTGCAAACGATACCATAAATCGCAGTGCTTCGAGTGCATAGCTAGTATGTAATGCTAACCATATCGACTTAACATGGTCCTTTTCATCAACGTCAACACCAAGTTCTTTTTTGCAATTAATGACGTGCAGGTCGTCGTAGTATTTGCCAATCTGTGCAGCCATTTCAATGATTGGTGCTGTCTCGTGAATTTTATTAAATTCATCCTTTGGTACATTATAGATGTTTCTAATGATATGACTATAGCTTTTTGAATGTAGATTTGTTTCAAAGAAGCTCCAGTTGCTAACCAACGACTCAAGTTCTGGAATTGAAATAACAGGACCAAATACCTGTGCCGGTGCACGACCTTGCAAACTGTCTAATGCTGTTTGTCGAAGTAGATTGCTAGTAAAAATATGTCTAACAGTTTCGCTGGCATTTTTGAAATCGCCAGCGTCTTTGGTTAGGCTGATTTCTTCAGGAATCCAAAAAAATCCTCGTGCGTTCTCTTCGAACCTGGCTATCTTTGGATATCTAAATTCTTCAAATCGTTGAACTGTAACTGGCCCGGCAGGATCTAAAAACATTTTACGGGCGAGATAGTCTGTTTTTTTAGATAAATCGTATTGTGCGATCGCCATGATTGTATCTCTTTCTTAACTGTTATTTTGTTATTATTATTATAAAACGCAAGATTCGCAATGCTCTTCGTCATCGTAATTGATAGATTCAATCATAGCTGGAGTATTTTCTGCATCCATTTTACTACCTTGTTTTTCAAGAAGAGAGTAATATAGAGTTTTGAGACCCCATTTGTGAGCTAACATAAGATTCTTGGCAATTAAGGTGGTTGGTATTTTACGATCTGGAAAATGCCTTGGTGAATAAAATGTGTTTGTGCTGATAGATTGATCAATATATGCAGCCAATACGGCAGCAGTTTTTAAGTAGCCATCACAGTTTTTTTGATCCCACAGCAATTGATATTTGTTCTTTAATTTGTGATATTCTGGAACAACTTGAATAAAACTGCCTGCTTTTGATTCCTTAACACTGATTAAACTCATGGGCATTTCAATACCATTTGTGCTGTTGATAACAACACTTGAACTTTCTACAGGAGCTATTGCCATAAGTGTTGCGTTACGAACACCAAATTGTTTCATTTTTGAACGCAGTGATTCCCAGTCTAATTCAGGTGTAAAATCAGCAAGTTCATTAACTCCTGTTGCACGCAATTCCCAAGGGAAGATACCTTGACCGTAGCGTGTCTGGTTACTTTGTAAACAAGGACCACGTTCTTTGGCCAATTCAACTGTAGCTTCTGTGAGATAGTAGGCTTGATGTTCCATCCAAGTTTTTACTTCTTGTAGTGAATCTTTTTCACCATATTTCAAGTTGCGTTTTGCATGCCAATATGCAAGGTTTGTGACACCAATTCCAAGTGGTTGAATCTCATCATTACTAAGCTTGCTTTGTATGCTTAGGAAATCTTGATAATCAAGTATATTGCATAAGCTACGTTGTAGAATTCTGCAAGCACGTCGCATGTCTTCTGGGTTTCTAAATGCGCCCCAATTCACGCTGCCCAATGTGCAGAGACTCACACGACCTTCTACTTCATCAATTTCATAATATTCATATTCATCATCATCGACATCATCTGGTAGTTCATTTATTTCTTCATACAAATTATTCATTTTAACCGTCAACCCTCATTCTAATTGTTTCTCAATAGTTTACCATTCTTTACTAACAAATATCTACTCATACCAGTGGCAGCAATTGCTTCTCTGAGAGAATTATATACAGTGCCATTATATTTTATTTTTGGCTTTGCAATTTTCCTTCTTGCAATTTTAACTGCATCACTTGTTATCTTACTTTTTTCTTCTTTTGTCTTATAAACATAATCTTTTGGTTCATAAATCACATCTCTGTTATTAGTGATTTTTTTGCATTTGTAGCCTTTATAATGACCTCTGTTCCCTCTCGCAACTGCACTCATTGCACTGGCATTCAATTTATTATTTCGACAAAATTCAAGCATATTGGAGATAACTATTTCTTCACCAGTAGGGGTAATGATAGACCATATATCGCATATTTTTTCTTTTTGTCGGGATGACATTCGTATGCCTGCATTTCCTCCACCATCAAGACCATTTTCAATAATTAAATTGGCCCAAATTTTATTGCCATTTTGATCTCTAGCCCCAACAATGTCATTTTCTATAGAAAATTTAATTGCATAATTTTCAATTTCTTTTTTATTAGTGAATAATTGACACCATATTGTAGTTACATCATGACCATGTATTTTTAAATGTCGCATCCATACTGTCCCTGAACCTTTATATTTTATTGGATCTTTATTGATAGTTTTACAAAAATATTTTAAACCGGTTATATTATGACGTTTAATTATTAACCAGGTTGGTTTGAATTCATCCATTGATACATTCCAGTGTACATAATTTATGAACTATTTATGTACACTAGAATGAATGAATTAATTATTTAAGTTTTCTCATTTTAATAATATTGTTTGATTTATTTTTCTTAAATTCTTCAACATCTGTTTTTTTAACACGAACAATTTTTCTTTTATCATCTAAACGTTTGAATGGTTTTGTGGGAAGTAGAATTTCGCAACAAAGATTGCTTTGATAAATCGTATGATATTCTGGATCAAA